TTTCTCCTTCAGATGTAATGGGATTAACTGGACAAGAAGCAGTATCTAGTGTAGGAGACATTATTGTACTAGGGTATCAAGACGTTAATATTGTAGGAAATACTAATTATTCTGATGTTGACGTTGTGGGTGAAACATCGTATACAGATGTAACACACGTAGCTTAGGAGAACAAAATTATGGCATCAACTTTTACAGATCTTGGTTTAGAATTAATGGCAACCGGCGAAAATGCTGGTACTTGGGGAACAAAAACAAACGCAAATTTAAGTCTTGTAGAACAACTTACAGGTGGATATAATTCTCAAGCTGTAACTGATTCAGGAACACCGACAGCTTTATCTATAGCAGATGGTGCTTTAACAGGTACTGCTCAACACAGAATTATAGAATTAACAGGATCAATATCAGGAAACAGAATTGTAACTTTTCCTTTACTTACAGAAAATTTTTATATTATTAAAAACACTACATCCGGTGCATACACAGTACAGTTAAAAGCTGTATCTGGTTCAGGTGCAACAGTTACTTTTTCAGCAACAGACAAAGGTTATAAACTTATTTATCTTGATGGTGTTGCAACAAACACTGGAGTTTTTGAAGCAACTATTGGGACAGGAGATGTAACTCTTACAGGAACACAAACTTTAACAAACAAAACTTTAACAGCACCTAAAATTGGAACTTCAATTTTAGATACTAGCGGAAACGAATTAGCTTTACTTACAGCTACTGGTTCAGCAGTAAACGAATTTACACTGGCAAATGCTGCAACAGGAAATAATCCAACTATATCTGCAACAGGTGGAGATACAAATATTGGTATTACTTTAACTCCTAAAGGTACTGGAGAAATTACAATAGCTGCTGGAAATCTTAATTATGGTTCAACAGCCGTGACTGCAACCGGTGCAGAATTAAATTATTCTGACCTTGCAACATTAGGTACTTCTGCTGCTTCAAAAGTATTAACAGCTAACGCTAATAATTTAACAACAATATCCGGTGCTGTATTAAATACAGAAGATACATTAACCGATGGATCAACTATCGCTTGGAATGTAATTAATAGCCCAGTTGCAAAAGTTACATTAGCTGGAAACAGAACTATGGCGGCTCCTTCAGGAACAGGTCCAGCTGCAGGACAATTTATATCATTATTGGCTATTCAAGATGGGACAGGTAGCAGAACCATAACATGGAATGCTGTTTACGAATTCCCATCTGACACGGCCCCAACTTTAACAACAACAGCGAACTTAGGTGACATATTTTCATTTAGATACAACGGGGCTAAATGGTTATTAATAGGTCAAACTTTGGCATTAACACTATCATAGGAATATTATGTACGCATTAGTAGAATCAGGATCAATTACAAAATACTTCAACAACCCTAAAGGATTTACTTTAGGAGACCTACAGTACCCAGCAGATATATTTATGAAATGGTCTGTAGAAGAAAAAGAAGCTATTGGAATTTATGAAGTAGTCTTTGATGACAGCAATAAAAAAGATGAGAATTGGTATAACAATACTAATCAAACTTTTGCATTTGTTGATGGTGTTGTTACAGCTTCATATGGAACTGCTACACCTGTAGCACACGCAGATGTGACAGAAACAGATGATGATGGAGTTGAAACAACTACACCTGGTTTAAAAACAAATTTAATTAAAACTTTAAAAAAGCAAGTAGCTGGAATACTAAATGATACTGATTGGTACGTAATTAGAAACACAGAAAAATCTATAGCAATTCCTAGTAATATATCTACTCACAGAGATGCAGTTAGAACTAAACAAGCAGAAATGGAAACTGCAATTATAAATGCAAGTGACACTCCAGCACTTGAAACTTTATACACTTACACTACAACAGATGGTGTTCAATCAAGACCTTTAGGCGAATTACCAATATTGGAGTTGTAATCCATGTCTATAATTATACCAGCAAACTCAGCAGTAGCAGGTGGATTTGGTATACCCAATGGAGTAAGATTTAACACTCAGAGTAGTACTGAATATATGCAAAGAAATATGTCAAGTACAGGAAACTTACAAGCTTGGACAGTTTCTGTATGGGTTAAGAGAGCTGTGATTTCTGATGGTCAACACATGCTTTTTGCTTCTTATAATGATTCAAATAATTCTACTGAATGTTTTTTTGAAGGTAATGACTCTTTAAATTTTAGAGATAATGAAAGTGGTTCTTTTGTTTTTCAAAAAAAAACAAGTCAAAGATTCCGTGACCCCAGCGCCTGGTATCATTTCGTCATGTCCAGTTCTGCAGGAACACAAAGAATTTATGTTAATGGTGTAGAGGTCACTGCTTGGGATACGAATACTAACGGGTCTGGTACTTCAACTTGGAATGGCCCTTACTCACATTCTATTGGTGCCAATGTAAATGGTGGTTCTGATAAAGCTGGATTATACATGGCTGAATTTGCAAGTATAGATGGACAAACTTTAACAGCAGCTTCGTTTGGAGAATTTAATGAAGACAACGGAATTTGGCAGCCTAAAGATGTTACAGGATTAACGTTTGGTACAAACGGATTTTATTTACCTTTTTCAAATTCAGGTGCTTTAGGAGAAGACTTCTCTGGTAACAATTTAGATTTTGCTACAAATAATATGGATGCAACAAATCAGACAACTGATACCTGTACAAATAATTTTGCAACAATGAATCCACTTTTTGCTGGAGATGCGAATATAACTTATTCAGAAGGTAATTTAAAAACAACTGCTACAAATGAAAGTCAGAAAAATGCTGTTAGCACAATAGCTGTATCATCTGGAAAATGGTATTGTGAAATGGTTTCAAGAAATGGAACTAACTATCCAGGTTTTGGAATTATGGATTCACAATCAGTTTTACAAACAAGTGTATTATATCTTGGTTCTTCATCAGATAGTTATTGTATGTTTCAAGATGGTAATTATTATACAAATGGTTCAGCATCTAATACTGGAACAACTTGGGGAGTAGGTTCAATTATGGGTGTATCTATTGATTTAGATAGTGGAACAAAAACAATTAAGTTTTATAAAGATGGATCAGAAGAACATTCAGCTACAATTGCAACACCAGCTAATGCTTATGTGTTTGCTGTCAGCCATAATACTGATGGAACAATAGCAGAAATAAACTTTGGTTCTCCACCTTACGCAATCTCATCAGGCAACGCAGATGCAAATGGATTTGGAAACTTTGAGTACGCACCACCTAGTGGATATTTTAGTCTTTGCACAAAAAACCTAGCGGAGTATGGATAATGGCTTATACAACAATAGACAAACCATCAGATTATTTTAATACAGTTCTTTGGACAGGGAATGGAAACTCTGGTTTAGCAATAGCTGGAGTAGATTTTAAACCTGACCTTACTTGGATTAAAGAAAGAAATCAAGCTAGAAGTCATGTTCTTTTTGATGTAGTTAGAGGTGCTACTTATCAATTTAATCCTAATAGTAATGCTACAAATGCTCAAGAAGCTGAATCTTTAAAAAGTTTTGATACAGATGGTTTTACAGTAGGAAATGCAACAAGTGTTAATCAAAATAGTTATCTTTATGTAGGTTGGAATTGGTTGGCAGGGGGTAGTCAAGGTTCATCAAATACAGATGGTTCTATAAATACTACTTACACATCAGTTAATACAACAAGTGGATGTTCTGTTGTTCAATATTCTGCAAATAATACAGCAGGTGCAACAGTTGGACATGGATTAGGTGTAGTTCCTAGAATGATTCTTGTAAAAGAATCAACAGGAAGTGTTAACGATTGGGTAGTATATCATGCAAGTGTTGGAAACACTAAAAAATTAATTTTAAATGAAACTAATGCACAAAGTATTGACAATTTTATGAATGACACAACACCAACAGCTAATGTCTTTAGTATAAGTGATGCTAGTGTTGTTAATAGAAGTGGCTCAACTTATATGGCTTATTGCTTTGCAGAAAAACAAGGATTTTCGAAATTTTCATCCTACATAGGAAATAATAGTGCTGATGGAACATTTGTTTACACAGGATTTAAACCTGCGTTTGTTATGTTTAAATGTGCAACTAATGCTGCAAATTGGGGAATTTATGATAATAAAAGAGTTGGATATAATGAAGTAAAAAATGTTCTTTTTCCTGATTCAAGTAATGCAGAAAATGCTGATTTAGCTCCAATAGATTTGTTATCAAATGGTTTTAAAATGAGAAGAAATGATAGTGCTAGTGACGTAAATAATAAAGGCGGTGCAACATACATCTACATGGCATTTGCTGAAAATCCTTTTGTAACTGGTGATTCAGCCACACCAACAACAGCTAGATAACAAAATCTTGATATAGCATTAAATTTAATATAAACCATAATAAACAGGTTTTTATATGCTACAAAAATTAGGATTTGCACCAGGATTTAATAAACAAGTCACTGAAACTGGGGCCGAAGGGCAATGGTTTGATGGTGACTTTGTTCGTTTTAGATATGGAAGTCCAGAAAAAATAGGTGGTTGGTCTCAACTAGGTGACGATAAATTAACAGGTGTTGCAAGAGCAATACATCACTGGGATGATAATGCTGGTGTTAAATACGCAGCAATAGGTACTAGTAGTATTTTATATGTTTTTTCGGGTGGTGTGTATTACGACATACACCCAATCAGAGAAACACTGACGGGAGCTAATTTTACAAGTACAGCAAACTCAACAACAGTTACAATAAATTGCACAGGCAATCACGGTTTATTTCAAAATGATGTTGTAATGTTTGATACAGTTTCTGGACTAAGTGGTTCAACATTTACAAACGCTACATTTGAAGATGAAAAATTTATGGTTACCTCTGTACCCAATGGTACAACATTTACAATTACAATGGCGGCCCAGGAAACAGGGACACCTGTAACAAATGCAGGATCTACTTCTGTTCTATGTTATTATCCAGTAGGACCAGCTCAACAATTAGGTGGTTTCGGTTGGGGTACAGGTTTATTTGGTGGTACAGTCTTAGGGCCAGCAACTACAACACTAGCAACAGCTTTAACTAATACAACAGGTGTAGTTGTTGTATTAACAGACTCATCAGCATTTCCATCTTCAGGAACAATACAAATAGATAACGAATTTATTTCTTATACAAATAATAATACAACTACTAATACTTTAAGTGGTGGAGCAAGAGGGGTTAATGGGACAACAGCCGCTACTCATTCTGCAGGAGTTGCAATTACAAACATAACTTCATACGCAGGTTGGGGCAGTGCATCATCTACTGACTTTACTATTGATCCAGGTTTATGGGTCTTAGATAATTTTGGTACAAAACTTATTGCACTTATATATAATGATAAATGTTTTGAGTGGGATGCAGCAGCTACAAACGCTATATCAACTAGAGCAACTATATTACCTAATGCACCAACGGCATCAAGACATGTATTAGTATCAACACCGGACAGACACCTAGTATTTTTTGGAACAGAAACAACTGTAGGAACTAAATCTACACAAGATGATATGTTTATAAGATTCTCTTCTCAGGAAAGTATTGATCAATCTGATTCATACACTGTAAGAGCTGAAAATACTGCGGGCACACAAAGACTTGCAGATGGTTCTAAAATTATGGGAGCTATTAAAGGTAGGGACGCAATTTACGTTTGGACCGACACTGCATTGTTCTTGATGAAGTTTGTTGGCCAACCTTTTACTTTCTCCTTTGAACAGGTGGGAACTAACTGTGGATTGTTTGGCAAGAATGCATGTATGGAAGTAGATGGTTCTGCTTACTGGATGTCAGAAAATGGTTTCTTTACTTATGATGGTCAACTACAATCCATGCCATGTCTAGTAGAAGATTTTGTTTATGATAGTATCAATGACACCTCTAGAGATTTAATTAACTGTGGGTTAAATAATTTGTTTGGAGAGATAAATTGGTTTTATCCTAGTGAAAGTTCTGATGAAATAGATAGAGTAGTAACTTATAATTATTTAGATTCATCAGCTAAGCAACCAATATGGACAACAGGTAGTCTAGCTAGAACTGCTTGGCAAGATTCATCTGTGTTTAATAAACCCCATGCAACGTATTATGGTTCAAATGACAATGCTTCTTTTGATGTTACTGGTAATACGCAAGGAAGTACTATATACTATAGTCAGGAAACAGGGACCGATGAAGTAAATGCCGGTAATATTGCTACAGCAATACCAGCGTTTATAGAATCAGGAGACTTTGACATTACACAAAAAAGAAGTAACACAGGTCAAGCTGTAGGTACGCCAGATCTTAGAGGAGACGGAGAATACATTATGAGAATAAGCAGATTCATACCAGATTTTATTACACAGACTGGTGACACTAAAGTTAGTTTCACAACAAGAGCTTATCCTAACAGTACACCAGCTGTTAAAGAATTTACAATTAACTCATCTAAAACTTTTCAGAGTACAAGAATAAGAGCAAGGTCTATTGCATTAAAAATTTCTAACACAGCAACCAATCAAGACTGGAAACTCGGTACATTTAGATTAGACATTGCACCAGGAGGAATGAGATAATGGCTGCACCACTTTTTTATAATCAAGGAGATCAAAAAATATATAAAGATTTTCAATATGTTCCTCAAGAACAATATAGATTAGGTTTTACGGCACCTACTCCTAGTGAACAAAAAATTGAACAAACATTTGGAATACCTAGTACAAATTCTTTTACAAATAGTGGTGGTAACAACTCTTATTCAGGACCAACAAGTAATTTAATTAATAATTTCAATCAAGACACCTCATTGTATAATGCAAGAGTTAACGAACAAAATAGACCTTTAGCTGAAGCACAGTTTCCAAGTTTTAAAGGGGCAAGAACAAGTGATCTAAATGGTGATCCATATGGTTTACCAGACATGAAAGGTTTTAGTGCTAATGAAATGTATAATAAAGCAGCTGCAGCTAAAGCTGCCGGTCAAAATACTATGGGAATGTTTACAGGAAACATGAATGCTGATGAAGCTATGAAATATGCAGACAATAGAATTCAAGACCATAAAATGAGGTACGCTACAGGACAATTGGGTCCAAGTTATATTGCAGCAGAAAAACCTACAATGAGTAGAAGATTTTCTGATTTTGTATATGATAAAATTCCTGGAATAAACAGAAAACAATCGTTTGAAGATATAATGACTAAAGGATATCAAAAACCAGACATCGGTATTCCAGTAGGTATTACTAGTTTGTTAAGTAGACTTGGTATAAATACTTTTAGCAAATTACCTCAATCTGACCAAGCTTTTATTACATCTCAAAAAGGGTATAGAGGACCTACTGTGTTTGGTGAAAATACTTCAGGATTAGAGGTAGACCCGTACGGATTAAATGTAGAATCATTGTTTGGTAATTATAGTGAAGCTGTACAAAAAGATTATGATAAACTTGGAGGTCACTTAACTAAAAGTGCAGAAAAAAGAGGGTTGAGTTTTGATAGAGCTACGGGTGGTCTTGTAGATGCTAATGGAGATCCTATAGATGAAGAAGATTACAACGCTGCGATGAAAGATTTTGCTAAGATGAACAAAATGAATTTAGGTAAATATGGATTTAGAGGAGACCAGATAAATAAAAAATCAGACATAGTATCTGATTTAGGTTTAATAGATCAAGGAAGAAGAGCAGGTATAAAAAATATTCAAGATAGAGTTGATAGAAGCGAAGATAATACAAATCAAAATGCTTCTAAAAACGATGCACCAAGTGGTGCATCTACAGTAAACCCTAGTTCTTCTTTTGGAAAATCAAAAGGATATAGTGGTGGAAATCCTAATCCTCATACATCAACAGGTTGGAGCGGTTCTTCTAAGAAAAAAGATGGTGGTAGAATCGGTTATTTTTTTGGTGGTACAGTAAAACCTAAACGTGGTTTAGTAGATGAACCAGGTAGTTATGCTGGAAAAAAAGACAACCGAAGTATTGGAGAAAAAATTTTAGACAATGCTTATTTTATGCGTAATGAAAGACTTGCTGGAAAAGATGATGGTAGATATGATATTAAAAATATAATTGACAGATTTTCAGAAGGTATTGAATTACCAGAAAAAATAAGTGATGAAGGTAGAGAGGGTCTTTTATCTATTAAAGAAATTTTTCAAGAAGATAGTCCATATACAGAAGATTTACTTAATAATTCAGAAGGTTTTACCCTAAGTCCTTTAACAATGATTCGAAGATATTTTGCTGAAAAAGAATTAAAAAGAAAAAAAGGTTTAGCAAACGGTGGTAGAGCTATGTTTAAAAACGGAGGCTTAGCAAGTATTTTATAATGGCAAAAATTGTACAATCATTAACTAGAGCAGCTAAAGAATATCAACAAACTAATATGCAATCATTGGTTAGAGATCTTGATGGTATTATAACAAAATTAAATTCTTCTTTTCAGGAAGAAGTAAAACAGGAGATAGAAGCTAAAAGTTTCTTTTTAGAATAATGGCAGTAGTAAACCAATACAAATTTGTAGGTAAAGACAATGATACTACAGGAAATGCTTTGAATGTTTTTGCAACAGACAAACCTGGTGTTAATGAAACTATAATTATTAAATCAATACTAGTTACATCTGCAGGTACACCTAGTGTAACTGTAACAAATAATAGTATTACAGCCATTAAATCTGCAGCACTTACAGCTAATGTTACAGTAGAATTATTAACTCAACCGATGATAGTAGAAGGTGGGTCACCTTTTAAAATACAATCTAGCACTACAGATTCATTTGATTTTGCAGTTAGTTTTTTAAACATACTAAAAGAGAAGGTAGACTAATGAAAGTATATAACGCTAAGGTAGAAGAAACGTACAGGCACCTTGAAACCGGTGAGGTTTTTAAGGAAAGAAAAGACTGGGAAGCTAAAGGTTATAAGGCAGAAGAGATGGCACAGGACGTAAAAGTTATTATGCCTCCTCTTGATTTGTTTAGTAAAACCAAGTAGAACAGATAAACTAGGATTAAATTATGGCTATTTCAAGAATGCAACAACCACAACAAATGCAAGGCGGCTTAGGGGCTTTAGATGCTCCAAGACAGGGTTACTTTTTAGGTAAACTTGTAAAGAAAGCTACGCGTGCTGTTAAAAAAATTGCTAAGAGTCCACTAGGTAAAGCTGCTTTGATAGGTGCCGGTGGTTATATGCTTGGTGGTGCTAAATTCTTAGGCGGTCAAGGTATGTTTGCAGGTGGTCAAGGTATGGGTCGTTTTGGAAACCTTATGAATTTAATTAGACCTGCTGCAACTAATGCTACTGGAAAAAGAGGGTTATTAGCTGGAGCATTTTATGACAAAGATGGTAAATTTAGTGCAGGCAGAGCAGGACTAACTGGTTTAGGTGTAGCAAGTTTAGCTCCTTTACTTATGCAAGGTGGCGATGACGAAGACGATGGTCCAATAGATCAAATGGATCCAAGATACCAAGTCCAACGTGCTAAGAATTTTTACAGCGGTCAAGGTGAGGCTGGTGTTGGTTTAGATTTTATGCCACAGAAAAAATATGTTAGTCAAAATTTCTATGCAGCTGATGGTGGTAGAGCCGGTTATGCAATGGGTGGTTTATTAGATGAAGACGAAGAAGATTACGTAAGATCAGGTGCAGGCATGTCTAGAAGACAACCTACAGCATTTTTAAATATGGGTGGTGGTGCAGGAGAAGCACAAGCTGAACAAATGCTTATGGCAGAATTTGTAAAATATAAAAACAAAGGTGGAGATTTATCTTTTGAACAATTTGTGAAAGCAGTAATGCAACAACAGGATCAAAGTCAAGGTATGGAACAACCTACTATGATGGCAGCTGATGGTGGTAGAATAGGTTATAGCGAAGCAGGTGTTGTAGATCCTCTTACTAAATATGAAGTATATAGATTAGGAAATATGGGTTATGAT